CAGTTGATTGATAATATCGTCGAGATATATCTGCGAACGCTGTACAAACTCAAATTCCTCGCATAAGGACGCATCATGGCACTTTACAGACAAGGCAACGCCGACGCCCAGATCAAAATTGGCGGCGGTAAGCTCTTCGGCGTGTTTATTTCCAGCACCTCTAGCGGGACGTTTGCTCTGTACGACAGCGCCACGGCCAGCACCAGCGATCCTAAGATTGCAAACACCGTGACGGTAGCTGCCGGTACTCAGTACATCAGTTTCCCGCCCGGCATTTGGTTCAGCAAAGGTCTGTACATCGACATTGCAAACACCATCGAATACACTGTCGTCTACGAGTAATCTCCAAACTGTACTGGCCCAGTAGACCAGGGTTCCTACGGAACATGAAATGACTGAAGAAGTCCAGCAAGCCTTAGCGGAAGTTGAATCCGCGCCAGCACCCGAGGCGACGGCCGCCCCGGAAAGTGCACAAAACGCGCCGGAAGTAGTTGAGAATCAACCCGAGCAGACGCCCGAGGAGAAGAAATTCACCCAGGCTGAGATCGATGCGATGATCAGCAAGCGCCTTGCCAGAGAGCAGCGCAAATGGGAACGTGAGCAGCAGGCAAAACTTGCACAACCGCAAGCGCCGAAAGAAGTCCCGCCTATCGAGCATTTCGAGTCGCCTGATGCCTACGCGGAAGCGTTGGCGGTCAGAAAGGCCGAAGAACTGCTTGCGCAGCGTGAGTTCCAGAAGCAGCAGGCTGAGATTAACGACGCCTATCACGAGCGTGAGGAAGAAGCTAGGGCCAAGTACGACGATTTTGAACAAGTCGCCTACAACCCGCAGCTTCGCGTCACCGACGTGATGGCCGAGACAATCAAGGCGTCCGACATGGGGCCGGACCTAGCCTACTGGCTGGGAACCAACCCGAAGGAAGCTGATCGCATTTCCCGTCTGTCACCTCTTTTGCAGGCTCGTGAGATTGGAAAGATTGAGGCCAAACTTGGCACCAATCCGATCGTAAAACCAACAACGTCTGCGCCCGCACCGATTTCGCCTGTTACCGCACGAACCAGTGGAAGCTCGTCCTACGATACAACTGACCCTCGCTCTGTGAAGGCCATGAGTACGTCGGACTGGATTGAAGCTGAACGTGCCCGGCAGATGAAAAAGCTGCAAGCGCAAATGAACCGCTAAAACTTTGAAAGGACTCGCATCATGGCGAATAGCATTCTTACCATTGACATGATCACGCGGAAGGCTCTGGAGATTCTGGAGAACAACCTCGTGCTCACCCGTAACGTGAACCGTCAGTACGACGACAGCTTCGCTGTTGAAGGTGCCAAGATCGGTTCGACTCTGCGTATCCGTCTGCCTGACCGCGCTCTGGTCACCGACGGCGCGGCCCTGCAAGTTCAGGACGACAACGAGCAGTTCACCACCCTGACTGTTTCTTCACAGAAACACATCGGCGTGAACTTTACCTCTGCCGAACTGACCATGCAGTTGGACGACTTCGCAGAGCGTGTCTTGAAGCCTCGTATCAGCCAGTTGGCCTCGTCCATCGACGCCGACGTGGCAAACAGCTACAAGTACATCGGCAACACCGTTGGCACGCCTGGCTCTACCCCCAGCACCTCGCTGGTTCTGCTGCAAGCCCAGCAGAAGCTCAACGAAAACGCTGCTGTGATGAGCCCGCGCTACGCAACCGTTAACCCGGCTGCCAATGCTGGCCTGGTTGAGGGCATGAAAGGTCTGTTCAACCCAACCGACACCATCAGCAAGCAGTTCAAGAACGGCATGATGGGTATGGGCGTGCTGGGCTTCGACGAAGTCAACATGTCTCAGTCGATCAAGCAGTTCACCACCGGCTCGCGCACCGCTACCGGCGGCACCCTGTCGGCTGCTGTGACTGCCGAAGGCGCAACCACCATCGCCATCACCGGCGCCGGTGCTAGCGCTACCGTCAAGATCGGCGACGTGTTTACTGTTGCTGACTGCTTCGCTGTAAACCCGCAGACCCGTGAATCCACTGGTTCGCTGTTCCAGTTCGTCGCTGCTGCTGACGTGACCCTGAACGGCTCTGGCGCTGGCAACATCACCGTGGCTCCGATGTACTCGGCCAACCACGCGCTGGCTACTGTGGACGTTCTGCCGCAGAACAGCAAGGCTGTGGTGTTTGTGGGCGCGGCTTCCAGCCAGTACGCTCAGAACTTGGTCTACCACAAGGACGCGATCACCTTTGCTACCGCCGACCTGCTCCTGCCGCAAGGTGTGGACATGGCCGCTCGCGCCGTTCACAATGGCATCAGCTTGCGCGTTGTTCGTCAGTACGACATCAACAACGACCGTATGCCCTGCCGTATTGACGTGCTGTACGGCTACAGCGTGATTCGTCCTCAGATGGGCGTTCGCCTCTGGGGTTGATCGAATGGGGCTTCGGCCCCGTTCTCGTAACTTTTTTGAAAGGACTTTATCATGGCTCTTCCTAATGGCGCTGGTGGCTACCAGATTGGCGACGGCAACGTCGGCGAAGCTCAACTGTTTGTTCAAGGTGCCCCGACTGCACTGACCGCCGCAGCTACTGCTACAGCTGCTCAACTGGCAAACGGCCTGTTCACTTTCAACGGCACCGCCGGCAACCTGACGTTGCCGACCGTTGCTGAAGTAGAAGCGGACATTTCTAGCGCGTCTAAAGTGAACGCCGCGTTTGACTTCTTCGTCATCAACATTGATGCTGGCACTGACGACGTGACTGTGGCTACGGCCACGGGCTGGACGCTGGTTGGCAACATGGTTGTGACCGAGACTACCTCGGGCCACTTCCGTGCCCGCAAGACCGGCGACGGTTCTTGGACCTGCTACCGCATTTCTTAAAACCGACAGGGGCTTCGGCCCCTGTTTTTAAAGGAACATCATGCCTAATACCAAGTCTGTAGGCGTTGCGTTTAGCGACCCTGAACTGACCTCCGGCACAACGATTACGGGGGCAATCATCGACAGCACGTCGAAGGTTTTGTCCAACATCGCCAACGGTCTTACCGCGTCTCAACAAGGCGCGACTATCACCACCACCGGCAACAGCGACGTTTTCATCATCGCCCCTGCGGCGGGGGTGCTGACTTCTGCTGTGTTTTCGGGTGTGGACGCGCTGGCTGCAAGCGACACCAACTTCATCACGTTTTCCGTCACCAACCTTGGAACTACGGGTTCCGGCTCCGCCGTTATGCTGGCGGCCACCGATGCCAATACGACCAAGACTACTGGCGGAACTGCGCTGACGGCTAACGCCGCACGCACGCTGGCTATCAACGGTACTGCTGCCAATTTGGTGGTGGCTGCCGGCGATCGTCTGCGTATTCGTGCAGCCGCAACTGGCACGCTTGCCAACACGGTGACGTTTCCCGTCTACCGTCTTAACTTTAGCGTTGCGTAATCGGGCGGGGGCTTCGGTCCCCGCTTCTACACATATGGCAGCAATCTACCTTACCCATCCCGTCCACGGCGCCAAAGTCGCTACGCTGGACATTGAAGCTGATTTGGATGTCCAAAACGGCTGGTCACGGTACAATCCCGAGCCAGAGACTGAAGAAGTCAGCCCCGAGCCTGTGGCGCGGCGCAGCCGACGCAATAAGGACGTTTTAATCCAAGAGGAATAGCATGGCGACCTACACCGCAGGCGAACAGATTAACCGGGCGTTGCGGCTGCTAGGTGTGCTGGCCGAGAGCGAAACGCCGACGGCCGCTGTGTCTCAAGACGCCTTGATGGCGCTCAACCAGATGATCGACTCGTGGAACACCGAGCGGTTGTCTGTCTTTGCCACCATCGACCAGATCGTCAACTGGCCGGTCGGCTCGATCAACGAAACCCTTGGCCCTAGCGGCTCCTTGGTGCGCCTCAATGGCACCGCCGTGCGCCCGGTCTTGGTGGACGACGCCACCTACTTCAAAGACCCCGGCACGGGCGTGTCCTACGGCATCAAGCTGATCAATCAGCAGCAGTACGACGGCATCGCGGTCAAGACCGTGACCTCGACCTTCCCGCAGGTGATGTTCGTCAACAACACCTACCCGAACTTCGACATCTACATCTACCCGCGCCCGACACGGCTGCTGGAGTGGCACTTCATCAGCGTGCAAGAGTTGACGCAGCCGGCTGAGTTGGTCACTGAGATTCTTTTCCCGCCAGGCTACCTGCGGGCCTTCACATACAACTTGGCTTGCGAGCTTGCGCCAGAGTTTGGCGTCGAGCCGTCGCCTCAAGTGCAGCGCATTGCCATGACCAGCAAGCGCAACCTCAAGCGCATCAACAACCCTGACGATGTGATGTCGATGCCGTACTCGCTGATTGCGACGCGGCAGCGGTTCAACATCTACGCCGGCAACTATTGATGAAAACGCCGATCTTAGGTTCCAGCTACGTCGCCCGCAGCGTCAATGCTGCGGACAACCGCATGGTCAACATGTACCCCGAGATCGTGCCCGAAGGCGGCAAGAGCGCGGCGTTTCTGTCGCGCTGCCCTGGCCTGCGCCGGCTGGTTGCGGCCGGCAGCGGCCCGATCCGTGGGCTGTGGGTGCTCAAGGAGTACCTGTACGCCGTCTCAGGCGACACGTTCTACCGGCTCAACGTGATCGGCGACACGACCCGCTGGAAGATCAAGCCATTGGGCACGGTGACCGGAACCGGCCCGGTGTCCATATCGGACAACGGCACGCAGATTTTCATCGCCTGCAACCCCGACGGCTTCATCTACAACGCGACCACTGAGGTGTTCGCTAAGATCACTGACCCGGATTTCCCCGGCGCGGTCAAGGTGGGCTACCTTGATGGCTACTTCGTGTTCAACGAACCTAACAGCGCGCGGGTGTGGGTGACGTCCTTGCTCGACGGCCTGTCTGTCGATCCGCTTGACTTCGCCAGCGCCGAGGGTGACCCGGACGGCTTGGTGTCGCTGATCGTCGATCACCGCGAGGCGTGGCTGTTCGGCACCAACTCGATCGAGGTCTGGTACGACGCGGGGCTGCCTGACTTCCCGTTGCAGCGCATCCAAGGCGCGTTCAACGAGATCGGCTGCGCTGCCCCGTACTCGGTTGCCAAGCTCGACAACGGCCTGTTCTGGCTGGGGTCTGACGCTCGCGGCCGAGGCATCGTCTACCGCGCCAACGGCTACACCGGCACGCGCATCTCAACCCATGCGATTGAGTGGCAAATCCAGCAGTACGGCAACTTGTCGGATGCCATCGGCTACACCTACCAGCAAGACGGTCACGCCTTCTACGTGCTGATTTTCCCGAGCGCCCAGACCACTTGGGTCTACGACGTGGCGACCCAAGCCTGGCACGAGCGGGCCGGCTGGGACAATGGCGACTTTGTGCGCCATCGGTCTAACTGCCAGGCGGTCTACGACGACCAGATCGTTGTCGGCGACTTCGAGAACGGCAACATCTACGCCTTTGACCTGAACGAGTACGCCGACAACGGCGACATACAGAAGTGGCTGCGCTCGTGGCGGGCGCTGCCGCCCGGCACCAACACCCTCAAGAGGACCGCGCACCACAGCCTGCAAGTCGATTGCGAGGCGGGCGTCGGCACCAACACCGGCCAAGGCAGCGACCCGCAGATGATGCTGCGCTGGTCGGACGACGGCGGGCACACTTGGTCTAACGAGTATTGGGTGCCGATGGGCAAGATCGGCGAGTACTACCGCCGCGTCATTTGGCGGCGGCTGGGCATGACGCTCAAGCTGCGTGACCGTGTGTACGAGATTTCGGGCACAGACCCTGTCAAGCTCGCTATCATGGACGCCGAACTGATCGTGTCGCCGACCAATGCCTGAACAGCAAAATATCACCAACATACCCTCTAACCGTGTCGAGATCATTGATCCGCGCACGGGGATGGTGTCGCGTGAGTGGTATCGGTTCTTTCTCAACCTGTTCAACCTTGCCGGCAACGGCGGCAACCAGACGTCGCTAGACGATCTGCAAGTCGGCCCTCCGCCGATACCAGACTCCGGCGGTGGGGGTGGCGGCTCGGGCACGGTGACCTCGGTCAACATGACGGTGCCTACGGGGCTGTCCGTCTCCGGCAACCCGGTCACCACGGCCGGCACGCTGGCGGTCACCTACACAGCCGGCTACTCCATCCCCACCACTGCAAGCCAAACGAATTGGGATACAGCCTATTCGGAGCGGTTGCAGTGGGACGGCGGGGCCACGAACCTTGTGGCCGCCACGGGCCGCACGTCGCTCGGCGCCACGACGGTGGGCGCTAACTTCTTCACTCTAGCCAACCCCAGCGCCATTACGTTCGTCCAGATCAACGCGGACAACAGCATCACCACGATGGACGCGCCCACGTTCCGCACGGCCATTGGCGCGGGCACTGGTTCGGGCACGGTGACGTCGGTCAGTGGCACAGGCACGGTCAGCGGGCTGACCCTGACCGGCACGGTGACGTCCTCGGGCAGCCTGACGTTGGGCGGCACGCTGGCCGTCACGCCGTCGGACTTTGCGTCCCAGAGCGCCAATACGTTCTTGGCCGCGCCCAACGGCTCTGCGGGCGTGCCGTCTTTCCGCACAATAGTTGCTGCCGACGTGCCGGCCCTGAGCTACGTCAGTTCAGTTGGCGCCTCGGCCCCGCTGGCGTCTACGGGAGGGTTAACCCCTACGCTCAGTATCCCGGTTGCTACGTCCAGCGCCGACGGCTACCTGTCCAGCACCGACTGGAGCACGTTCAACAGCAAGCAGCCGGCAGGAGCGTACCTGACCTCGGTGGCTGTGGCGACGGCCAACGGGTTTGCGGGCACTTCTAGCGGCGGCACAACGCCGTCCCTGACGCTCACGACCAGCGTGACTGGGGTGCTCAAGGGCGACGGCACGGCGATCTCTGCGGCCACGGCGGGCACCGACTACTCGGCTGGCACCAGTTCGCTGGCAACTGGCATCCTGAAGTCCACCACAGGGACTGGCGCGCTGACGATCGCTGTCGCAGGCGATTTCCCAACCCTCAATCAGAACACCACGGGCACTGCGGCCAACGTGACTGGCACGGTGGCGATCGCCAACGGCGGCACGGGCCAGACCACTCAAACGGCGGCGTTTGACGCCCTGTCGCCCTTGACCACCAAGGGCGACCTGATCGGGTTCGACGGCACGGACAACGTGCGGCTGGCCGTGGGCACGAACAACCAAGTGCTGACGGCCGACTCGACCACGGCTACGGGCCTCAAGTGGGCTGCGGCGTCTGGGGGCAGCAGCAACATCACGGCGCTGGGGCTGTGGGAAAATAACGCGACGATTTCGGCCAACTATTCGATCACTGCCGGCAACAACGGGATGTCCTCTGGCCCGATTTCGGTGGCCTCTGGCGTCACGGTTACGGTGCCGTCAGGCTCGTCGTGGGCTGTTGTTTAAGGAATTAACATGACCGTCACAGCGCGAAACCTAGTGCCTGCGAAGCTGGTGGAGGACACCCAGACTACTCAGTACATCGTGCCGACCAACGCCACGGCCACGATCATCGACAAGTTCACCGCGACAAATGTCAGTGGTAGCCCGGCCACAATCAGTGTAAACTTGGTCACAGGTTCGGACGTCCCAGGTAACAACAACTTGATCACCAAGACCAAAAGTCTAGCGGCGGCCGAGGTCTACACGTTTCCTGAATTGGTGGGGCAGATCATGCCAACAGCCTCGTTCATCTCAACGATTGCCAGTGCTGCCAGCGCCATCAACATGCGTGTCAGTGGGCGCGAAGTGACGTAAGGAGATCGCAATGGTTTGGAACGTAATTATTCCCGCCGCCGCCGCGTTAGTCGGCGGTCGTATGTCGGCTAGAGCAGCAACTAGCGCGGCTGAAACTCAAGCCGCCGCCGCAGATCGCGCATCTGAAGTGCAGCGCGACATTTTTGAGCGGCAGGTTGAACTTAGCAGACCTTATCGAGAGGCCGGCGAACTCGCGCTCAACAAACTCATCCCTCTGGCGACCGAGTACACGCCGTTTGGGATGGAGCAGTTCCAAGCCGATCCGGGCTATGCGTTCCGCATGTCTGAGGGCATGAAAGGTTTGGAGCGGTCGGCTGCGGCTCGTGGCGGCCTGCTGTCTGGCTCCATGCTTAAAGGCATCCAGCGGTACGGCCAAGACCTTGGCTCGCAAGAGTACATGAATGCGTTTAATCGGTACCAGACTGAGCGCAACGCGCGGCTCAACCCGTTGCAATCGCTTGCCGGCGTGGGCCAGACTGCGTCGCAGACGTTGGGCGAAGCGGCGCGCGGCTATGGTACTAATGTTGGCAACCTCATGATGGGTTCTGCTGAAGCTGCGGGTAACGCACGAATGGCTCGCGCATCGGCCTACGGTAACACGCTGAACCAACTAGCGTATTTGGGCGGCCGTTACATGGGTGGCGGTGGCGGTGGTGGTGGTGGTGGCGGTGGCGGCGGTGGTGGCTACATGCCGGGCTATGACCCTTATCTTGACAGGTAACTAATCATGGCACTTAATTTCGGGTCTTTTCAGACTGCTCAACCAGTCACTGCGTTTTTCAAAGGCCAAGAAGATGTGGCCCGTGAAGCGCTCGCGCAGGAAAACAGGATGCTGGCGCGGGAAAAGCTATCGCAAGAGCGCGAGGTGAACGCTCTGCGTAGGCAGCAACTGATGGGTGAAATGCAGCAGCAGCAACAGACGCAGCGTAAACAAGCCCGCGTAGAAAAAACGGGCTTGTTTCGTGATCGTCTTCTCCGCGCAGCAGACCCAAACGCGGCCCGTGAAGTTGTCAGGATGCAGTACGCTGACCCGGATGTAGGCCCGTTTCTGTCGCAATTTAGCACGCTGGACCAAGCACTGGCTGAGGTGCCGGAAGACCCGACGAGATTTGAAGCCTACCGCCAACAAGAGGCGATGGGCATGGGTGAGTGGATCAAAAGCCAAGCGGCTGAACGAAAGACGCTTGACAACCAACGGCGGTGGGAGGCGTATCAAGCCAGCCGGCGTCCCGGTGGCGGCGCGTCGTTGGCGCCGGCTGTTGCACAAGAGCCGCCCGCAGAGGCCGCTCCGGCAGCGCAACCTGTTGATAGGCCTGTAGCCGCAGAATCGGTGTTTCCAAGAAAAGATGCTGTTTTTAGCAATCCAACGAGAGCCGTTTCCGAAGATGAAGCTGGGCGTATTAACAGTGCAATTAGGACTTACAACCAAGCTATGCAGCTTGCTGCTGGTGAAACACCTTCTTGGTGGGCTGGAAAAGAACCTTTGGATGCAAACGCAAGACAAAAGGAACTTGGCATAGCAGAAGACCTCCGGAAATCACTTGAAACACTCTACGGCATTCAGTTGGTTCGGCCGTATGGCACTCCAAGTACGGCGCCCCGATCTCCAATCATAGGCACTCCGCCCGCGCCTGCCGCCGCACCTGTCGCCGCGCCCGCAGGCGCTGCCAACGTGCTGGCCGCTCAACAAGGCGCCGCACCGCCGGAAAGCCTCAACCAGTTGGCCGTTGGGCCTAATCTGCAAAGTTTGCTCAGTGACTACCGCGAAGTGTCGGAAATAGACACGCCTGGCGCCCGAGCTGAAGCAGCGCTTTTACTTAAACAGATTGACGCGGCGTTCAAACGTAATACGTTGTCAGATCGTTTTGTGCCTGTCGGTAACTTGGTGTTTGACCGTCAAACCGAACGATTTATCACCCCAACAGAAGCGCAGTTGGCCGCGACACGCGCGCAGCCGCAGCCTGGTGCGCCAGTTGCGGTCATTGGCCCTGACGGTAAACCGAGGTACGTCACACGCGAACAGGCTATCGGCCTGACACCGTTTACGCCTGCGGCTGTGCAAGTGTTGGGTATGGGGCCGGGGCGTGAGCCAACAGCGGCGGCTCGTCAGCCAGCAGGCGCAGCAGGTGCAGCAGGTGCAGCAGGCGCTCCGCAACCCAGACCGCTTACAGCAGTGCAGGAGGCCGCGCGCCGAGACAAACTTGGGAAAGAGTTTAAGTCGGCTACCGCCGCACTTCAGACCACTCAAGACGTTCTTGACTCGATTTTGTTTGTCAGGGCTGAACCCGGTCTGTCAAGAGCCACTGGCTTTACCGGAACCTTTTTGCCATCCTTCTCTGAAGGCGCGGCGGCGTCGGCAGAGACACGGCTGAAGAACTTGGAGGGCAAAGTCACCGCCCTCGGTAAAGCTCAAGCGGCTGCAACCGGCGCAATCGGGTCTATTGCCAACCAAGAGTGGCAAATTCTGCGCGACCAGATTGCTGCTATTGACCGAACCAAAGGTACGGGGCCGCTCTTGAAACAGTTGGAGTTGGTAGAACTGCAAGCTAAAGGTGCGATGGCGCGCATTCGGGATGCGTACCAAAGACAGTTCGGCGAAGATTTTGAGCGGTTTCCTCAGTTCTCCGACCTGCCGCCGCCCCAATCGTCGTTTAGGCCCGGCGCGGCGCCTGGAGCGGCGCCTGGAGCGGCGCAACAAGGAACCGGCAGATTTAGATACCTTGGCACAGAGGCTAAATAATGGCTACCAAATACCGCGTTCAAGGCCCAGACGGTGCAATTCATATTTTTGAAGGCCCAGACAATGCGACGCCCGCTGAAGTGGAAGCGTTCGCGGCGCGGGTTTTTGAGGGTGTTGGTGCCAGGCGGCCCGGTTCTGCTGTAGACCAGATACCCGGCTACGGTCGGCCAGTGCCCGCCGCTGCAACGCGGCAAGACGCTATCCCAACCCGCAGACAAGCAATCGCTGAGTTTATCGCGCCTACAGTAGAGGCCTTGGGCACTGTTGGCGGCGCGGTGGTCGGCGCTCCAGTAGGGCCGGCAGGTGCGGTGGTTGGCGCTGGCGCAGGCTACGCGGGCGCTAAGGAACTCATGCGCGCGGTGGGGGGTGGCGCCGCACCTGAAACGCTGTCTCAATCTGCTGTTCGTCAAACAAGAAACGTGCTTGAGGGCGCTACGATGGAGGCCGCAGGCCGAGGGGTCATCGCGCCAATAATTGGAAAAGGCATGGAGTACGCCAGTAAGCTTAGAAACGTCAAGCTAGACACGTACATCAAAGCGATTGGCAACAAAGGCGACGACATCGTAAACGCGCTTAGGGGGCGGGCGTCAGCCGTCCCTGGCGCCGCCCCGACAGCGGGCGAAGTCGCTGCGCCTGCGGGCAGTGCTGGGTTTTCTACGCTACAAGCCAGAGCGTTGGAAGTTCCTGCGATGTCCGATACCTACGCGGATATGGCGGCCCAGACAAACCAAGCGCGGCTGGCTCAACAAGCCCGAGCCGATGCAAAGTTTCGGGCGTCAGCAGACAGAGTTAATCGAAGAATTGAGTCTGGCTTGACAAACGTCAGCCAGCGCGAGGCAGGGCAGACGCTGTTGGATGCGGCAAGAGCCGAGCAACAGACGGCAAAATTAACGGTTACTGAACCAGCGTACAACCGGGCGTTTGCGGCAGCAGGCGACGCCAAGATCGATGTCGGCAACGTGATCAGTGAAGCCGAGTCCATTTTGGGCCGGAAGCTGTCTACGTTTGACCCGAGCACCGCGCCGGCAACAGTTACTAAGCTGCTGTCCTTGCAGCCCGCCGCGCCTGCGGCAAAGCCCCTTGGCTCTGGCTTGGTGTCTTCTCGCATAAACGCCCCTACGCCGCCTGCTGCTGCGCCTGAAGTCACGCTCGCGCAGCTTGATGACGTTCGCAAGGCCATCAACGCTGACATCGCCGCCGCAGCTAGGTCTAGCGACCCCTCGGCGGCAGTGACGCTTCGCAACCTCGGCAAGCTGCACCGCGCGATCGACGCTGCGGTTGACTCTAGCTCTACGCTGCCCGCAGAGGCCAAGGCGTTGTACACAGAGGCGCTTAATACCTACCGCACGCAGTACGCGCCCCGGTTTAAGACCGGCGTCAACGCAAACTTGTTCAAGCAGACGTCGCTTAACGAGCCTCGGCTCAACCCCGACGACGTGATCAAGACGTACTTCCAGCCCAAGGGCGAGCGCGAAGCCCAGCAGTTTGTGACGATGTTTGGCAAGAACGCCGACGCTACCCGCGTGGCGCGCGCCGGCATCGAGGACTTGTACCGCAGAGAAGTCACCGACGCTGCCGGCCGCGTGACGCCAGAAGCACACGCTAAGTTTTTGAAAAAGTACGCCGATCCGATCCGCATTCTCGACGAGGCAGGCATGAGCCTCACGCCTCGGCTGGACGCAGTAGCCAAGGACGCGGCACGTCTGGCAAGAATTGAGTCGCTCGCGGCTGCAAGTCAGAACAAACTTGCGCCGCCGCTGCCGCCAGGATCGAACGCTTTGGCGATCGACAAGCGCATTGCTGAGTTGACCAAAAACTTTACGCCCCAGCAGTTGTCGCACGTCAACGCCGTCCGCGATGATCTTCTGCGAGAGGGTGAGTACCAGCGGCTTGTGGACGCTGGTGCGAAATCTGACATTAAAGTTCGCGGCTTGGGGACTGAAACAGGCCGCGAATTAGGGCTTCCATTGCCTCCTCTTCTTAACACCTCAATCACGATCTTTAACAACGCGGTTAAAAAGCTGGCGCTCAGGATGGACGACAAGATCGCGATGGAGATCGCTCGCGAAATGACCAGCCCTGCCAAAGCGGCTGAAATGGTCGAGGCTGCTATGGCGCTGCGCCGCAGCCGCGAGATGAACCAGATGCCTGAGTTCTACGGCCGCGCTGCCGCACAGTTCGGAAACGAGTTGTCTCGCCGGGCAGAGCCGATGCAGCAATCTAACGCCCTTGCGCGCTGACCGCAATTAGCTAGAATCCACCAAGGACTAAGACATGGCCTCACTCTCTCCGCCGCCAAAGCTACAGTTTTTCGGGACTGATGGGTTGCCTCTTGTCGGTGGCAAGCTGTTCACCTACGCGGCGGGCACGACCACGCC